TCTGGCATCAGGCACGCAAACGATTGGCACGATCACATGCGGTGCGGGCGAGAGTGGTGGTCTGTCTCTCGACGGCGCTGCGAGTGGTGGAGATTTTAACATCGGTGGCACGCTCGGTTATATCTCTTTGCTGTCGCCCTATGGTTTGGGTGGCTCTATTCGTCCCAACAACAACGTCACCGGCACTCAAGGGGCGTGCGCGATAAACTGGTTTAGCTGATGCCGCGCCCGGTCGAAAAGATCGCAACAGATTTTATGTTCGCCGGCCTGGCGCCGGATTGTCGCGTCGGTTTTGATGTTTTTTATTTTGAAAGTCTGGACGAGGAAATTGAGGTGCACAATCATCCCGATTTCGCGCACGCTTCGCTGGCGGTGCTCGGCGATTTCGAGGTGTTCGATCGCAACGGTCGACGGGAAAAACTGTACGAGCAAAAATTTGTCGAGCATCCCAAAGGCGTCGATCACGGCATCCGACCGCTGGCCGTGCCGGCCATTCTCATGACCATCGTCGAGCCGGGAAAGCCGTGATGCGCAGTTTGTTAGTTGCGATTTTATTGCTGGCGCTGACGTGCTCGCCGGCGGCAGCTGGCACGCTGGTCTGGCTGATGTACGGCGCCGGCGGACAATCCACCTCGACCGGCGTCGACGAGATCGCCGCCAAGGCGCGGCAGATTCCCGGCGTCACCGCCGTCAACGTCCGCGAGTTTCGGGAGACAGACAGGATCGTCGACGAGATCGTGGCGACGCCGGCGACCGAGCGCATCGTGGTCGGCGGCTATTCGTGCGGGCTCAACGCGGCGACGCGCGTCGCGCGCAAGCTTTGGGAGCTCGGCCGCAAGATCGCGACCGTGGTCGGGATCCAGCAATCGAAATGGTGCGGCGGCGACGATCTGGAATCCAACGTGTCCTATGGCCAGAGCACGTTCGCCGAGGACTGCGCTATCACGCACGGACTCGGCTGCAAGCCGCTGGCGCCGGCGCCGTCGTTTACCGGCCAGATCATCAACATCGATCGGCCGCTGCCGCACGGCGAAGCCGACAACGATCCGCAATATCAGGCCGACGTGCTCAAGGCGATCGCGGCAACCGCCTGGTATGGCACCGATCGGCCGCCGCCGCCGGACCAGCCGCCGGCGACGCCGCGGCTAGATTGTCGCTGGGCCATAACCGAAGCGCGCGGTTTTGCCGTGTTGTGCTCGCCACAGGGACTCTAGGCCAATGGGATTGCGCGGCATCGGTGGCATAACGCTCAAGTCGCGCGGCGATCTCGAGGCGGCGGACACGTCGAACGCCTGGTCGGCGCCTGAACTGAAAACGCGCGCCTCGCGCGTGATTGCATTTTGCGAAGATCTCACGGTGACGTCGGGGCCCCAATCGTTCACCAAACTAAGACTGCGGCCGTGGCAGCGCCGGTTCATCGAGGCGATTTATTACGAGGACAAAAACGGCGGCCGCCCGGTGCGCACCGCGATCATGAGCATGGGCCGCAAGAACGGCAAAACCCAACTCGCCGCCGCCCTGGCGCTGTGCCATCTGAGCGGGCCCGAGGCCGAGCACCGCGGCGAGATTTATTCCTGCGCCAACGATCGATTCCAGGCCGGCAAGATTTTCAACGAAATGATGGCGCTGATTGCGCACCATGCCGGTTTGAGCCGGCGCACCAACGTCATCCGTTTCAAAAAGGAAATCGAGGATCTGACCAATGGCTCGATCTATGCGGCGCTGACCGCGGAGGCCAAAACCAAAATGGGGCTCAATCCGTCATTCGTCGTTTACGACGAGCTCGGCCAGGCCTCGGGCCGGGCACTCTACGACGCGATGGATAGCGCGCTCGGCGCGCGCAAAGAGCCGCTGCTGCTGGTGATCTCGACACAAGCCGCGGACGATTTTGCGCCGATGTCCCAGCTGATCGATTACGGCTGCAAGATCAATCGCGGCGAGCTCAAAGACGCGGCGTTCCATTTGACGCTCTACACCGCGCCCGACGATGATGATCCTTGGAAACGCGCGACGTGGCGCAAGGCCAATCCGGCGCTTGACGATTTCCGCTCGCTGCCCGATGTGCAGCGGCTCGCCAAGCAGGCGCAGCGCATGCCGTCGCAGGAAAACGCCTTTCGCAATCTGATCCTCAATCAGCGCGTCGCCGCCGAAACCCGATTCCTCGAGCCGCGGATCTGGAAACAGAACGGCCAGGCGCCGGACATTCCGCCGGGCGTGCCGGTTTACGCCGGACTCGATCTCGGTTCGACGCGGGATATGTCGGCTTTTGTGATCGTGCGCCAGGATGACGAGGGCATCTTTCACGTGAAACCCTACTGCTGGCTGCCCGGCGATCCGGTGCATCGCGGCGACGAGGACGGCGCGCCCTATGACGCCTGGATCCGCGCCGGCGATCTGATCGCCGCCGGCGAAACGACCGACCCGCGCGTGATCGCCAGGACGATCGCAGCGGTGAACGGGCAAAATCGCATCATCGCGCTGGCGTTCGATCGCTGGAAAATCGGCGAGATCAAGCGCGAACTCGAGGCGATCGGCTGCGAGGTGCCGCTCGCCGAGCACGGCATGGGATTTAAGGAAATGACGCCGGCGGTCGATGTGCTCGAGCGCCTGGTCATCCAGAAAAAAATACGCCACGGCCTGCATCCGGTGCTGACGATGGCGGCGTCAAATGCCGTTGTGGTGCGCGATCCCGCCGGCGGCCGCAAACTCGACAAGGCCAGGAGCTCGGGCCGTATCGATCCGCTGGTCGCGCTGGCCCTGGCGCTGTCGCAGGCGACCGTCAAGGCCGAGCGCGAATTCGACGTCGACAGCCTGATCATTGCTTAATCCGAGGCCTCAATGAGCGATCGCCTGCAGCAATGGCGGGAGACGCGCGCCAGGGCCGAGCGGCTGTTGCGCGAGCTGCGCGGCTTTGATCCCGACGAGCCGCGCGACGATCAGGGTCGCTGGACCGGCGACGGCGGTGGTGGCGACGGCGGCGGCAAAGAGCCGAGCGGCGCCGGCGGCGGCAAGCCGGCCGGCAAAGGCAAAGTCAAGGCAGCAAGCGATTTCGTCAAAGACAAGGTCGAACTCGATTCCGACACCATCAACAACAAAGACAAAGAAAAAAAATTCATTGAGCGCTGGAATGAAAAAATCGGCGAGGCGCCGGCGGAGTTTCGGCAATCATTTCTCGGCGGCGCCAACGGCAACATGCGGATCCGATACGACGACGGCAGCGATCAGATCCAATTCAACGGTTCGCTGATGGACGAGAACGATCGCAATATCGGCACCTATACGCGCGAGATCGATTTTCGAAACAATAAAGCGCACTCGTCCTATTTTTCGCTGCGTTCGGGCGAGACCGGCGCCGGCGTCGGCAAGGCGGTGCTGCGCGGCAACGTCGCGATGTATCAAAAACTCGGGCTCGATAAGGTCGAGGTTTACGCCAACATCGACGTCGGCGGCTACGCCTGGGCGAAATACGGCTATGTGCCGACCGCCGGCGCCTGGGCGTCGCTGTCGCGCGAACTGCGATCGGATTTGAAGGACGCGGACGGCGGCGGCCGTTCGTCGAGCGGCAACACGTACACGCCGGAAAGCTGGGACGAGCTCGGCAGCGCCGAGCAAGAGCGCATTCAAGAAGCCTGGGCGCGCGATACCCGCGAGGAATTTATCGACAGTGAGGTTGAGAACTGGCGCGAGTCCGGCCAGGCGCTCGACGATGCCAAGGGCGAGCTCGCCGACAATTATCCCGAGATCAAAAATTGGGCGCAGGCGGCGCTGACGACGTGGCGCGACGGCCGCGAGGAAGATGGCGCGCCGCCGGTGCCGTTCTCCAACGAGCAGATCCTCGAGGCGATCAGCGTCGATTACAAGCGCGACGGCGAAGGGCGCAACGATCTCGACGTCACATTCGATGACAAGACGCTCGATGCGATGACGCCGGCGGGCCACGATCCGGCGCAGCAAACACTGCCAGGCATCGAGCCGATCGAGCCACACGAGCTCCTAAACGACGACGTGCGCAGCGAGATAGAAAAGGCGCTGAGTAACAAATTTGACAGCGAGGCCCAGGACAAAGCCGGCGACATGGATCCGCCCGACTACGTCAGCGAGAACGTCGGGGAATATCAAAACGACTATTGGGACTCGATGTCGGAGCGAGATCGCTTTCGCTGGGCTCAGAACAACAACGAGCTGCCGGAAATCGACATCGAGGACGAGGATGAACCGGCGCACGAATTGCCGCTCGAGGGCACGACCGAAAACACCGCGCTAATGAAACTCGCCTCGAGCTCGGATCCCAAAGCAATCTGGAAAATCGCCGACTCGCCAGGCGGCAAGGATCTGTTGCTCGGCAAGAATTGGAACGGCGTGCTCGATCTGCACGACAAGCAATCGATGGATCGATTCAACGCCTACGTCGGCCGAGGCAAGTGATGGCAAAAAAACCGCATGAGCTGCACTATCGCGAAAAGCATCGCTTCGCCGACGCCAAATTGCACAATCCGATTCTCGACGGCGGCGATCACGCCGCTGCGGAAAAAATCAGCGATCAAGTCGCCCGCGACATCGGCCTCACCGAGGCCGAGATCGCCGCGCTATCGAGCAAACAAGGAAAGGCCAAGGCCATGCCAATGACACCGCACAAGGGCGAAAGTCAGTCGGATTTCATGGGCCGTTGCGTGCCGGATCTGATGGGCGACGGCAAACGCGAGAACGACCAGGCGGTCGCCGCCTGCCTATCGATCTGGCGCGAGAGTGATAAAAAACAATTTGCCGATCCCGGCTATTTAAGCGATCGCAAGAAACGCTTTCCGATCGACACCGCCGACGACGTTCGCGTCGCCTGGTACACCGCGCACAAGCAGGCGTCGAACTACACGCCGGCGCAGCTCACGCGCATCACCGCGCGCATCGCTTCGGCCTGGAAAGTGCAGATCGGCGCAGCGCCGCCGTCGGCCGATGATGTCACGCTGCGCCGCGAGGTGATCGGCATCGTCAAGCAATATGCCTCGGATCCCGATGACGACGAGAGTCACGACGATTTCATGGAGCGCTGCACCGACGAGCTCAGTGATGTGCTGGATGACGACGATGCCGAGGAAGCTTGTCAATTGTCCTGGGACGAAAACAACGGCAACGGCAACGGCAATCGCGCCGGTCCGGTGTTTCACAAGACGCACGCCCAGGCCAGCGACGGCATGGAATTTATTTTATCCGACGCCACGCCGGATCGGTTCGGCGACATCGTCGAGGTTGATGGCTGGACAACCGAGCATTTCCAAAAAAACCCGATAGCATTATTTGGGCACGATAAGAATTTCCCGATCGGCAAGTGGCAGAACATCAAAATCAACAAAGGTGCCGACTTGCGTGCCGAGCTGCAGCTGGCGCCGAAAGGCACCTCGCCGCGCATCGATGAAATCCGCAAGCTGATCGAGGCCGACATTTTGCGCGCCGTATCGGTC